TCCTCGCCATCAATAGCGCGACCGGCACTGGCCCGATCTTCCGGATGAATGGTTCGGATACCAATGTCGCGGGCTACATTGAAACCAAGGGCACGGGAAGCCTGAATCTGCGGACCAATTCGGGGACCCTACAGGTTGAAGTCGCTCATGTCGCGAGCGCGGTCAACTACCACTCGATCTCCGGCGCCGCGACGGGTAACCTCCCGACGCTTGCCAGCAATGGCTCCGACACGAACGTCAATCAGTCGTTCTCGACCAAGGGAACGGGCATCCAGTTCTTCAATCCCGGTGGTGCCACTGGTTTTCGCGTCACAGCTGGTGGAACGGATCACTTTGATGCTCACGGGTACTCGGGTTATGCCCAGTTATCGGCATCGGGCGGGAACACAAATGTTGACGCCGTGGTGGATAGCAAGGGCACGGGTGATCTATGGCTTCGCACCGGCAGCGGGGCAGACCCACAGATCCAGGTCGGCAACTTAACGAGCGCGGTCAACTACGCGGTGATCCACGGCGCCGCGACCCTCGCGAACGGCTACGTGCAATTACGCCCCGCTGGATCGGATGCCAATGTGGGCATTGGCCTGTTCACCAAGGGCACGGGCAACGTCTACTTGGCGTCCACGACCAGCACGGGCGGCAACCCGGCCCGGAAGCTGCAAATCCAGCCAGATAGCGCGACCAAGATTGCCCTTGGCCTTCAAGCGTTTGGTGCCACGTCCACAGAAAAAGTTCTGATCGACTTCCTCGCCAACAACGGGACCGGCCTTGCGGCCATGGGGACAGGCGCATCGACGGCAGAATCACTTCGCTTCGATACCAATGCGGCGTTTTCGTTCGGCACCGGGTCGGGGACGCATTGGGGCGGATTTACACAATTCGTGATCAATCACACGGCCAGCGCGGTGAATTATTTGTCCGTGACAGGTGGGGCCACCACGGGCAACGCTAAACTCAATGTCACGGGGTCAGACGCCAACATCTACGGCGTCTTGATCACCAAAGGCACGGGCGGTTTTCGTTTCTCGACCAACACGAGTGAAAACAATATTGGCTTTGAGGTCCAGCACACCACAACCAGCGCGGTGAACTATTACGCCGTTCAGGGGCTTGGAACAGGAAATGGGCCGCGTCAGGTTGTCACTGGATCGGACACCAATGTTGATGCCCTGCATTACGTGAAGGGCACGGGCGCCTTTAAGGCCACGGGCGCCGCTGGTGAGATCGTCTTCCAGGCCACCATGACGACCTCGGCGGTCAACTACCTCGAGGCGCGCGCGCGATCGACCGGCCAAGTTCCGGCCCTGTACGCCCAAGGTAGCGATGCCGATGTCAGTCTCGGCCTGTTCGCCAAGGGAGCGGGGATTGTCCGGGTCGGGGACGCCTCGGGCACGACGAACTTTATCTTCGGTGATCTCACGAGCGGCACGAACGTCTTCTACATCAGTGACGGCACCGCGCCCGGCACCCCAACGGCCGGCATCTACCTCTATGCCACGGCCGGCGAACTGGTCGTGAAGGATGATGCGGGCAACGCGACCACGCTTTCCCCGCATAACTTCTCACTGATCCCCGATGGCCCGAGCGAATCAATGGCTTGGGGCTATTACTCAACAAAGGATCTCGGTGACGACGAGCCGGCCGAGATCAATGCGGATATCACCTATGCTCTGGGCCTGGTCGAAGACCTCTCGGGCGAAAAGATTGTGTATCGAAAGAATGTCGAAGACCCGGAACGCGATCGCGATCAAAGTGTCTGGGAACTTGTCGAAGGCTTGACCGCACAGGTCCAGGCCCTCACGGATGAAGTTGCGCAACTTAAATCGTAAAGGAAAACCCCATGTCCAAAGAACTTCTCGATATCATGCTGACCGCCGACGAACCCTCGCCGGAGATCCGCGTCAATGTCTTTCACACCGACGCCGAGGGCGATGAAGCCCCGATCGTGATCGACTCCAAGGAACTCACCGAAGAAACCATTGATCTCGCCAAAGCCCTGATCGATGCCGTGGACGCGCTGACGCCCGATCTCGCCAAGGACGTTGAAACCGTCCAGTGCTACGGCACGCGCGCCGGTGGCTCGAATGGCGGGCTGGCCTGTACGTGGGTCTATCGCAATGGTTCTGGCAGCAAGACCAAAGGCACCAAGAATACCCCGTGGAAAGATGGCTCTGCCGTCAATGCCGCGCGTATCGCGTTCATCGCCGCTGTGCTCGAGGACATCGACGCCACGGCGTAAGCCCACAACGAACCCCAAGACCAAAAGGCAGGAATATGGTTGATAAGAAAAAGAAAGTTGTCGTCATTTCAGGGGACGATCTCGAGCATGAGATTGTCGATCTGGCAACCGGCGAATCGTTCAAGTCCCGTGAACCCCGGTGGGAAAACGGAGAACGTGAGAATGACGACAACATTTCACCCCTGACGGTTCGGATGGCAATCATCCGGGCGCTGGGGGCGTTCTTCGAAGATGAGAAGAAGCTGGGAGCGTCCAAGAAGATCGAGCGCACCCTGTTGGCAATGGAAATTCGGGACACCACAGATGATCTCGAACTCTCGCCCGCCCAGTACGCGATGATTGAACGCCTGGTGGCACGCAATTTTCAGACAAGCGTCGCCGGCCAGGTCCTGATCGTGATTGGCGGATCGGGCGAAGACGATGACGATGTGGAAGGCGACGAGTAGTGGCCCGAGATCCAATAGAGGTTCGCTACGAAAGCGGCTATGACGCTTTGCCAGAGGCCATCCGATGCACGCTCACAAGGCGTGAATGGGAATTCATGACCATGGACCAGAAGGCGAACCTCTATGAGGACAGCACGGAACCGCAGGTGATTGAATGAGCAAAATCATTACCGATCTTGCCGCTCCAGTCGTTTCGGTTCCGGCGACGGCCACCCCCTTGAGCGCGCTCGACCCCACAATCGATAGGGCTGATATCCTGCTGGCCAAGCGGGTTTTGTCCGTTCTGGAGGAGCACTATCCGGGCTGGCAGTGGCGCATCGAGGTTCCCCGTAACGTGCTGGTCGACCAGGATGCCCTCATTATTCGCAACACAGACCTGGACCCGAGCGGCACAATGGGGTTCATGATTCGCAAAACCGCCTTGTCTGGTGGCGACGCGGATCACAAGATTATGGTCGCGGGCGGCGAGTTCCTGGAGCGGTATCGCATGAAGCGCAACAAGTTCGATAACGACGAATGGCTCAACCGGGTAGCAGGCACGGACAGCCGACTTTTTAAGCCGGAGAACTGATGTGGCAAAAGAAATCACCCGGTATGGCCCGGCCATCGAAGACGGCTCACACGGCAAGAGCAATGCGGAAGAGAACCGCGCAACGGTGTCTGAGTACGCGACCGAGGTCGAGGTCGATGAGGAAGGTGCGCTTCCCTTCAACCCCCTGGATGTAGCGCGGTCGATATACGAAGACAGCGATGACTACTGGGAAAGCAGCCTGCGCAAGCAGTGGGAAAAGAACGAGAAGAACTTCCAGTCCGTCCATCCCTCCGGCTCGAAATACTATTCGCCTGAATACCGGGCGCGCTCGAAACTCTTCCGTCCAAAAACACGGGCAATGGTTCGAATGGGCGAGGCGCAGGTTGCGGCCTCGTTTTTCGCATCAGAGGAAGTTGTCAACGTCCGCGCGTATGACAGCGGCAGCGTAGAAGCCACCGCCGCGGCTTCATTCCATCAGGCCTTGCTCCAGTACCGGCTATCGAGCCAGTCATCGGCCAACGGAATTCCGTGGTTCCTGACAGTGGTCGGTTCCATGCAGGATGCCCAGAAATACGGGATCACCTGTTCGAAGCAGTGGTGGGAATACAAAACGGCCGATATCCCGACCCGTAAAAAGGCGACGGATGAAGCTGGCAGCGTTCTCCTGGATGAGGAAACCGGCCTTCCAATCATGGAGGAATCCACGCGGCGGGCCATCTTGGCCGACAAGCCAAAGTGCGATCTGATCCCGCCTGAGAACATCCGGTTTTCCCGTGATGCCCATTGGATGGACCCGGCGAACTCCAGTTCGTATTTCATCATTCAGTACCCAATGACCGTTGATGCCGCTCTCGGGATGATGAAAGAAATAGATGAGCGCACCGGCAAGCCAAAATGGAAGAAGGTCGATAAATCAGCCCTCATGGCTGTTGGCGATCGCGAAACATGGGATTCGACAAGGCAGGCCCGCGAGCAAGGCCGCGAGGACTCCAAGGACAGCGACATCAGTGTCGATGAATTCAAGACCGTATGGGTCCATGAAAACTTTGTGCGCTGGGGTGGCGTGGATTACGTCTACTGGACCGCTGGATACCAGCATCTCCTGACAGACCCGGAGCCGGTCAGTGAGGTTTACCCGTGGTTGCCCGAGAGCGAGCGCCCGATTGTCGTTGGTTTCAGTGTCATTGAGACGCACAAGAATGTGCCCGCGGCCAAGATCCAACTTACTGAGCAGTTGCAGGGAGAGGCCAACGAGGTCGCCAACCAGCGCATCGACAATGTGAAGCTGGCATTGAACAAGCGGTATCTCGTGCGGCGCGGGCGGCAGGTCGACCTACGTTCCCTCATGCGTTCTTCACCGGGGTCTATCACTCTGGTTGCCGACACCGAAGGTGACGTGAAGGAAATCGACACCAGGGACGTGACATCTTCGGCCTATGAAGAACAGAACCGGATCAACATCGATTTCGATGACCTGGCTGGATCATTCAATGCCGGGACGGTGCAGTCCAATCGGTCACTCAATGAGACGGTCGGCGGCATGAAGCTGATGCAGGGCGGCGCCAACATGCTTGGCGAACTCGATCTGCGCACCTTCACCGAAACATGGGCGGAGCCGGTGTTGCGCCACATCATGCGCCTGGAGCGGTACTACGAGAGCGACCTGACGATCATGGCCCTGGCCGCTGATCTGTCCCAGGTCGCCCCCAAGTACGGCACAGACCCCCTGACAGATCAGATATTTGATCACGACCTCATGCTCAACGTGAACGCCGGCATCGGCGCGACCGACCCCGAAGCACGCCTCCAGAAGATGATGGCCGGAATTTCGTCGGCCAAAGAAATGTTTGGCGACATGATCATGCCGTTCATGAAAGCCGACGAGGTTCTGAAAGAAATCTTCGCGCCTCTCGGCTTCCGCGACGGATCCCGGTTCTTCGACTTCAAAGGCCAGGACCCGACCGTTGCGATGCTCATGGAGACGGTCAAGGAGATGCAGGCCGAACTCGAGAAACGCGGCGAGGCCAACCAGACCAAGATCCAGGTTGCCGAGATCATGGCGGAGAGCCGGATCATGCAGCAGGTGGTTGAGAATCAGGGCAGTGTCCAGGAGGCCCAGGCCAAGGGGCAGTCCGATCTCGAGAAGATTTCCCGCACGAACGCGGGATCAATGGCGAAGACCCGCGAAAACAATATGGGCAATTTCCGGCAGGAAATGTTGAAGATGGCAGGACAGACAAATGACGGAAACAACGGAAGCCCTCCGCCTAACAGGTGAAGGCGCACACGTTCTCAAAGACGCGGCAGAGCGCCTGATCAAGCTGAAAGATGACCCTGCCTTTCAGCTATTGATGCTCAAACTGCAAGCAGAGGCAGAGCAGGCAAAGGACGACATTGCCAGTCCGGAAGTATGCCCGCCCGCGGATGCTGCAAAAGTTCATGATTTACAGAATCGAGTTCAACGGTTCTATTGGATGCAGGATTCGATCGAAGAGTTGATACAGCAGGGCATTGACGTTGAAGTCGTTGATGCCAACAATTCGACAACCTAGAGGCAAACATGGAACCGGAAGACGAAACAGTCTCAGAAGAAAATCTGGACTCTGCGGCGGAGACGCCGGCAGAGGAGATTGCATCTGAGGAAGAGAGTTCCCCCCCGGAAGACGCTGCGGAAGATCCGCGTGAAGCGATCCTGGCCCGCGTTGACGCGGCGCGTCGCGAAGAGATGGAGGCAAACGGTGTCTCCTTCGGTGACGAGGAAGAGGATGCCGCTCCTGCCGAGGAAGAGGTCGAACAGGCCGAGCCGGAACCCGATCTGATTGATCTCCCGGATGGCCGGAAAGTTTCCGCCGCTGATCTTGCAGCGGCATATGACGCCCGAAACACGGGCGGACAACCGAATCTTGATGTGCTGGACCGTATTGCAGAAGGCCTTGCTAGGGCCAATGCAGCACCGGCACAGGAAAGTGGCCCCGACAGTGTGCCCGTGGATGACCAGCCCACCAGCACCGAAGCGGCCGAAGATGGTGGCATCGACTACCAAGAACTTGCCACCGCATTGCAGTACGGCTCCCAGGAAGAGGGGGCCACTGCGTTGCAAGAAGCGTTCTCGAAACTCGGCGGAAGTAAATCCGTTGATGTGGATGAGATCGCGACGAGGGTGACGACGAGCCTACGGTTCAATGATGCACTCTCGAGTTTTGGTGAGAACCCGAAGTATGCGGTCATCATGGAAGATGACACACTCGGGAATCGTGCCCTTGAGACGGCAAAGACGGTCTATGCGACTGCTCTTTTCGAAACCCGCGAGAATGGAAAGCCGATGCTTTCCTGGACCGAGGTTTTTGAAACAGCAGGCAATCGGACCCTCGAATGGCTCCAAGGACTCGCGGGCGGTAGCCCGGACGAAATGCCAGAACCGAAAGATGGAAACCGTGGCGTTAATATTCCTGCTCGTGAAGAGCGGAAGCGCCAAGCAGTTTCGTCACCGTCCCCACGTCTTGTACGACAGAGTGGAACGAACGACGACGCGCCATCCGAGGATCCGGCTCAAACCATTGAAAAAGCTAGACGCGCTGGTGTGGCATCGATTGTTCGCGAACGTACAGGGAGGGCCGGAGGCGCCGCTGCATAATCATGTAGACGGAGGCTTTCGCCATGTCTGGTCAGCTTTGGGTCACCGACACGCTCGGTGGCTATATGTATTCCGACAAACTCTCACGCGAACTTCGCATGGCCGTTCAGCCTGCATTGAAGTTTCGTCAATTCTGCGACGCCAAGGACGCAACTGCTTCACGTAACAGCAGCGGCGGTCAGCTTGGTAAGGGCGACACGTTCCATTGGGATATCTATTCCGATGCAGCGGATCAGGGCGGTACTCTGTCCGAAACGTCGACCATGCCGGAAACCAACTTCACGATCACTCAGGGCACCCTGACGGTCACGGAGTATGGCAACTCGGTCCCCTATTCGGGCAAGCTGGACGATCTGTCCGAGCACCCGGTCAAGGAGATCATCCACAAGGTCCTCAAGAACGACGCGAAAAAGGCATTCGACATCGATGCCCACACCCAGTTCGATGACGCCTTGCTCCGGTTCGTACCGACTTCCGGCACGTCCACCACCGGCGTCACCCTGACGACCAACGGCACCGCCACGGGCACGAACAACGTCGCCCTGGGCAAAGGCCATGTGAAGGCAATCTCGGACACGATGAAGGAGCGGAATATCCCGCCGTACATCGGGGACGACTTTATGTCGATCGCATGGGTTTCGACCTATCGCACGCTGAAAGATGACCTCGAGGCCATCCATCAGTACACCGAGCAGGGCTTTGTGAAGATCCACAACGGCGAAATTGGCCGGTATGAGAATGTCCGCTTCTGCGAACAGACCCATATCGCCAAGGGCGGCGCTGCGGACTCCACGACCTGGACGGCGCAGACGCCCGATGCCTGGAACAACGGCGCTTCGGATTGGGCATTCTTCTTCGGTGAAGACACCGTGGCGGAAGGCCTTGTCATTGGCGAGGAAATGCGAGGCAAGATCCCGAGTGACTACGGTCGCTCCAAGGGTGTCGCCTGGTATGCCCTGCTTGGCTTCGGGAAGGTCCACTCTTCGGCCGACCAGGAGCGCATCGCAAAGTGGGATTCGGCGGTCTAGCCGAACACCCGACACGGCATTTAGGGGCCTTCCTCCCTGCCGTTCATGAACCGCCCGCGTAAGGAGGCTGCGCGGGCAACTCAGGAGGTTCCCACATGGGCACCACATCAAACGGTCGTTATGACCACCCGAACAATCTGGTTCGCCGGGAAGTATCTGTTGCTGGCGCGGCTGGCACGGGCACAAAGAACCGCTTTCATCACTATCAGAAGATGCGGTTGAAGGCGGTTCACTTCGTCAACCGCGTTGCCGGCACAGCCAACGGGTTCACCGGCGCCGTCATCGCCGGCACGAGCACGATCGGCACGGCCACCTTCGGAACCGGCACTGTCGGGGTCAAGCAGACGCTGTTGGCTGGCACCGCGAACTCCCCGAAGGGCGTTGCCGTTGACGGCGAATCGGATCTTTCCGTGACCATCGTCGGAGACAATACGGGCGTGGTCGATGCTGTCTATGAGTTCGAGGTCCTGCCGGACGCGGCTCTCACCGAGTAGAGCGAATCGAGGAGGCGGGATAGGCTCGCCTCCTCAATTGGAGGTCCAGCATGGACAAGAAGGACAAGTCTCTTTCCAACACCATCGGTGACACCGACCTTTCGTATATTGAAGGTGGTGACGATGCGCTTGCGAACGGTTACACGGACGCAGGACCCGGCGAGAAGTATCGTTTTCAGGAAGTCTCTGAATACGAACGCGGCCTCGATCCGGTGAAAGAGGAAGAAATTTACTGGGATCCTGATCATGAATGGGTCCCTTCTGAAAACACCGAAAACGGCGGTTTCCTGTCTCGACCCGGAGTGGGCGACAAGGTGTCACGCCGGCGAGGAGGTTGATCGTGAACAACGACGCGCGAAACAATCCGAAGGATCTTGACGGGGAAGGGTTCTCCGACAAGACGTACCGACCTGGGTACGACCTGGGAAAGTCTCTCAAAGAGGCCTCCGAGGAAGACCTGAAACGTGGATTCCAGAAGAAAGGTTAATCCGATGAAGGACAATTCCAAGTCAGCAGACTCCGGCCTCAAAGCCGCAGCGAGCCGCAATCCGAACTCACACCCCAGCCTCAACAGTGCGCCGGAAGGACCCTATTCCAACCTGCACGCTGAAACAGGTCAGGGCGGCATGCACGGCGACACGACTGTCACCGGGAAGCAGGGCCAGAAGTTCAACTTCAAGTAAACCGGACACACAGTTCGGTCACATATGAGAAAGGGACGGTGTTCACGCATCGTCCCTTTTTTGTCATCACCAGGAGCAGGAACATGAAAACCAGAGAAAATGCAGACGGAAGCACTCAGCGCGTTGTCGACCTGACAAAAGACTATGGCGAGGTTGCCATTTCAGGGGCCGGCGAAGGCATCTATCACCGCTATGAGCAGGGCACACGGTTCTATGGCCCGGACGGCGGCGAGGTCGATCCCACCAACGGCAAGCACATCTTCATGACCGATGTTGAGGCGCGAGTCGAAACCGACATCGAGGCTGGCCAGGCTGAAACAGCGGCGGCAGCAGCGGCGGGGGATCCGTTTGTCACGGTTCAGACGAAAAAGGGTCCGGTTCGGATGCGCCTTTCGGAACTTGCTGAGATGGAAGTCACCGTGAAGGAGCCAAAGGGCGCCGGGGAAAGGTTGAACCCGGAAGACAAGCTGTTGAAGGCCGTCACGATCTCGACCCTGCGTGCGCGCTATGTTGAAGTCACCGGCGCCTCATCGGCCCCGAAGGATCTCGACAAAGCCGAATTGCAGGATGCCATTATCGCCGCCCAGGCAGAGTAGGGGCGGACATGGTATGGCGACCGGAAGCGCCGGAGGGGAATGAGGCACGCAAGATCAGGCACTTGATCGTTCCCTTCACGCGCGGGACAGGACTCGATTTGGGCTGCGGCCCATGGAAGGCCTGGCCTCATTTCATCGGAGTTGACAATTACGACGAGTGGTCCGGCATTTCCGGCTGGGCACCCGACATCCGGGGGGACGTTTTGAACCTCGAGATGTTCGCTGATCGTTCTCTCGACTTCATCTTCTCATCTCACCTGCTGGAGCACCTACCCGATCCAGAAGCCGCGCTGCGGGAGTGGTGGCGCGTTCTCAAGCCGGGTGGGCGTCTTGTGCTCTATCTGCCCCATGCGGACCTCTACCCGCGCATGGGAGAGCCTGGGAGCAATCCTGACCACCACAGCGACTTCCTTCCCGAAGACGTTGTGGGCCTCATGCAACAGGTGGGGAAGGCCTGGGACCTGCAGGTCAACCTGACGCGGGACGGCGGGGACGAGTATTCGTTCCTCCAGGTCTACGAAAAGCGCAAGGGCACCGGGCAGACGGTATCGACCCGAGATCCCAAGGGTCTGTTTCCACACCCAGATGTCCGCGGCTCGCGCGTGCTTGTGTGCCGGTATGGCGCATTCGGGGATCACATCATGGCATCGAGCGTGTTGCCGGGCCTGAAAGAGAAGTACGACCAGGTGGTCTATTGCACCGTGCCAACAGGAGAAGAAGTTCTCAGGCACGATCCGAACGTGGATGTCTTCATGATCCAGGACCATGACCAGGTTCCCAATCATGAACTGTCCGAGTTCTGGCAGGCCCTCATGCCGGAGTTCGATGATTTCATCAATCTGAATGAATCCGTCGAAGGAACCCTGCTCACAGAGGCCGGGCGGCGCACGCACGCTCTGCCAAAGGAAGCGCGGCACCTGTTGTGCAACGTGAACTACGTGCAATTCCACCACGCTATCGCTGGCGTTCCTGGGCCGTATGCCCCGAAATTCCACATGGCGAAGGATGAACAGGACCGGGCCGAGAAGTTCCGCGCCCAGCACCCGGACAATCCAATGATCGTTTGGGCGCTGTCTGGATCATCGCAACACAAGGTCTATCCCCACTCGGCCGAAGTTATTTGCTGGCTTCTCCAGAAAACGGACGCCTGGATCTGCCTTACCGGTGGCCCCATGGAACAGGTGCTGGAAGCGGTGATCATGCAGCACGCCTGCAAGATGTTCTGCGACATCCCGTTCGAGGAATCTCACGAGATGAAATTGAGTGAGATGGTGAAAAAGCTGAAAGACCACTTTGGTTATCGGCGTGTCCGCACCTTATCGGGGCAGGTTGGCATTCGGGAGGCGTACTCTCTGGCACAGTTCGCGGATGTCGTGGTCGGGCCTGAAACGGGCCTTGTGAATTCCGTGGCCATGCACGCCAACATCGCCAAGGTGGTCATGCTTTCGCACTCCAGCCATGAAAACCTCACTCGTGACTGGGAAGCCACCACATATGTCGAGCCTCCGAACACCCTGGAGTGCTATCCGTGCCACCGAATGCACCGCAATAGCGACTTCTGCAATATCGATCAGGAGACGTTTGCGGCAAAGTGCGCTTCCATGATCATCCCGGATGTTATATTCGGGGCGGTGGTTGATCGCCTCAATGAGAGGAAGAACAACGAGAAGGCCGCATGAGGAATTGCGACGACGAAGAGGACTGGCAGGTTCGTTCAGGAAAGCGCGTCAACAAACCGTGCCCGTGCCGTAGGAGGCCACAATGAACTACACCATGCTACTTGGTGATCGAGATACAGACGGCTCTATCAAGCAGTTTGTGAATTCGGCCAACATTCCTTCGGCACAGATTCTCATCGAAGCGGAGGCCTGGATATACCAGCGCCTCCGCGCTCGTGAGATGATGACAGAGGTCACCGGGGCGCTCACGATCGGGGATGTGTCTGTTGCGCTCTCCAACTTCCCACGATATCGACAGCCCTATCTCTTCTATGTGCCGGGCACGACAGTCGGGATCGGATCCAGCTTCCCATCAAAAGAGAACCTTGAAACCGTTATCCGTCACTATTCGTGGGATGGGGCCGGCGCGCGTGCCCAGGGGTCGATCACCGAGTACGCGATCAATGCGTCAGCGATCATCTTCGACAATGCCGTCGACCGGGCCTACCCGTATGTCTTCATGTACTACCAGGCCCTCGAGGCCCTTTCCGGTAGCAACGAGACAAACTTCCTGACGGATCAGTACCCGACCCTCCTGCGCACCGCCTGCATGTATCGGGCGAACGAATACCGCAAGGATGAAGGCGAGCGGCTTTACTGGAAGGCCATTTCTGAGGATGAGGTCAACGATCTCAATGATTCCTCTGACAAGGAATTGGCCGCACTCGAACTCAATATCGAGATCGTGTAATGGCGCCGCGCGACAAACGGATCGAAATCCTCTCCGGAGTTGTGAAGGATTCGACAGACCTTTCGGCCCAGCCCAGGTGGGTTGATTCCGACAAAATGCGCTTTGTCCGCGGCCTTCCAGAGATGATCGGCGGCTGGAACAAACGCATTGCCGCCCAGTTCTCCGGTAAGTGCCGGAACATGCTGGCCTATATCGACAACTCGAATACCGCACGTCTCATCCTGGGGACCCATTGCAAACTGATGGCGGTTGAAGGATCGGCCATTATCAACATCACGCCTATCAGGCGGACAGTCACACCCACCGACCCATTCACCACGGTTGCCGGTTCCACCGCAGTTAGCGTGGCGGACACGAGCCATGCCGCGACAGTCGGTGATGCAGTCAATTTTGCGTCATATGGAGCCGTTGGCGGGATCACGATTGATGGGGACTACACCGTCGCGACCGTGATCGATAACGACAACTACACGATTCAACACAGTGTTTCTGCGGCATCGTCTGTGTCAGGCGGCGGCGGATCAGGGACGATCAAGTATCAGTTGAACATCGGCCGGGAGCATTCGGTCCAAGGCGCGGGCTGGGGCGTTGGGCAATACAACCGGGGCACCTGGAATACGCCGCGCGCCTCGTTCATCCTGCTGCCGCCGACTGTATGGTCACTGGATCGCTGGGGGGCATTCATCCTGGCCTCGCCGTCTGGCGGATCGATCTATGAGTGGCAAAATGACGGCAGCGCGCCGGCCGCGCTTCTCGCGAACGCGCCGACACAGAACTCGAGCATGTTTGTGACCGAGGAGAAGCACTGTGTCGCGCTGGGGGCGGACGGGGACAAACTTCTGGTTGCGTGGTGTGATCAGGATGACAACACGGTCTGGACGCCTTCCGACCTCAATACAGCGGGATCGCGCAAGATCATCGGCGGGTCTGAAATATACCGGGGAATCCGATCGCGCGGCACCAACCTCATCTTTACGGACGCGGCAGTCTGGGCCATGACCTTCATCGGCGGGCTTAACCCGTTCTCGTTTGTGCAGATCGCCGGTGGTTCGAGCGGCTTGATTGGCCCGAACGCGGTGGCCGAGATCGACAACGTGGTCTACTGGATGGGCAACGGTGACTTCTACCGCTATGACGGCACGATCCGGACAATGATCAACTCCCAGGATATCCGGCAGTATGTCTTCGCCACCATGGCCGAATCAGAGCGGCGCAAGGTCGTGGCTTTTCCGGTGACCCAGTTCAATGAGATATGGTTCCTCTGGCCGAGCGCGCTGGAGAACGACAGATACGTCAAATACAACACCATCGAACGCCGGTGGGATGTCGGGTCGATCGACCGCACCTTCGGAATTGACAGTGATGTGTTCTCGAGGCCGATCATGGCCGGGTCGGATTTCTTCATTTATGACCATGAAGTCGGCGCCAATGCAGATGGTGCGGCCATGAACGAGTTCATTGAGAGCGCGGCCTTGCCCCAAATACAAGGCGGTGAAAGCATCACAGAGATTGTCGCCATCATTCCCGATCTGAAAAACCTCGATGGCAATCTGGCTATCAGCCTGTTGACGCGGGAGTATCCGAATTCCCCGGAGGTCACCCGGTCATATGGGAATGCGACCTCGACCACAGAAAAGCTGGACCAGGACGCCGATGGTCGACAGATCCGATTGAGGCTGGCCGGTTCGGAAACTCGCACTGAAAAGTGGCGGGCCGGTGCATTCATCTTTGAAGTGGACGGCGGGGCGAAGCGGTAATGGGCGCGACCGACCGGCCCGGCAATATCCAGCCGCCGACCTCTTTTGGCCCGGACTGGGCATCGGGCATGGTGGCCCTGCTGAACAGGTACTTTGACGGGCTGCGCGGCCCCCTGGAGGCAAAAGACATCCTGATCACGACCAAGGGTCGGCGCGTCCACATCACGAACATCACCGCTGGATCCGGCAACCTTTCGATTGCTGATGAATATGTGATCGTCAATTTTGCAGCGGCCGTGGCCCTGGCCCTGACACAATCCCCGACGATCGGCACGAAAATCACGGTCATTGATGGCAGCGGCGCTGCGTCATCGAACAACATCACCATCAATCGCGGTGGCACTGATACGATCAACGGCGCGACATCGTATGTGATAACAGCAGATTACGGCAGAGTTGAACTCGTTTGGACAGGAACGAAGTGGATGGCAGGATGAGTGATCATGAGCAGTTAGTGTCCATGGCAGGACCGGCAGACATTGAAACAGCGGTATTGCTGATGAAGCAGTATCTTGAGGAAGAATGGCCGGATGTCCCCCTTGAAGAAGATCGGGTCCGCAACCAGGTCCTGCTCTCTCTGAAAACGGGCATCATCTATATTGCCCGAGTTGATGGGTCACCGGCAGGCATTGTTTTGCTGACATTGCAGGAATGGTGGTTTTCTAAAGAACTTCATTTTTCGGGGTTTTCCTACATTGCCCCAGAATATCAGAGGTACAAGATAGCCGGCGACTTGCTGAATGCTGCGACTGAATTTGCAGATAAATCGCAATTACCTATAGCTATTGGCCTGATTTCACGCCGAAAGCCGAATCGGAAGAACAAGCTATATCGTCGGATGATGCAAGTCGGCGGTGAATTTTTCTTTCACGGGCTAGACGCTTTGGAGGTTGAAGATGGGACTGTTTGGAGGGGGATCGAAAACAGTACCGACCCTAACGACCCAGAAGGTGTCCCTACCGGCATGGGTTGAGAAGGGCGGGGAAGACCTCTACAAACAGGGTCTGGTTAATGCGGCCCGGCCGGCCCCCACTTACGACCCAGGTGATCGCCTCGCAACCCTGACGCCGGATCAGTTTGCAGCCTTCGACCTCATCCGACAAAACATTGGCGGTTCCCAGCCCTATATCAATCAGGCCGCGGCTGCGACCACGGCGAGCCATGCTCCGGTTGGTCAGAGCGATATCAACGCATATCTCAATCCCTATACCGACAGCGTTGTCGACAATGTGATCAAGCGGATCACGGAGAATTCGCAGCGTCAGCGGATTGATCGCAATGCCGGGATGTCAAAAAGCGGATCCTACTTGAATGAGGACCGCCGCCAGGTAATCGACAACCTCGCGAATGAGGGTGAAAACGACACGATCGCGAACGCCTCATCCCAGCTTTACATGCAGGGGTTCCAGAATGCGCTTGTCCAGGCCAATCAGCAGAGAGGACGTGATGCCAGCGCAGCCGGTCTTTTCTCAAACTTGGGGCAACAGACCCAGCAAACGAACCTCACGGACGCAGCGTCACTACAAAATATTGGCGAGCAGCAGCAGCAGCAGGAACAGCGCCTTGCCGACATGACCTATGAAGAGTTCATGAATGAGTTCGTGTATCCCCAGGATCAGTCTCAATACCTGCTCTCACTGCTTTCCGGAATTCCGACAGGACGCACGGTTGAAACCAGAGGCGAAAGACAGGTTGCGAAGTCGAACACGCTTGGCCAGCTTGCCGGTCTGGCAGCTACCGCAGCGGGCGCTTACTTCACCGGTGGCACGAGCCTTGCCTTCCAGGCCGCGGCGGGTGGCAGCCGCGGCAGTTCCGGCAATGGTATGGGTTATCTCGACTCCGCCAACTACGGCTTGATGGGCTAGGGAGCGGTTAAATGGCGGCATCGACACAAAGTATTCTTGATGGTCTGGGACCTGATCAGTTGCAGGCGGTTGAGCGTCAAATTGCTGCGGATAAGCCCGGATCCCCGCTTCATCGCGCCGTACAGGCGCAGATGACACAACGCGGGGTCACTCCTGTTCAGCCAGGCCAGCCCCAGCCGCCGCTTCCCACGATTGGTGGCCAGGCCCCGGCCGGACTTCCTGTTCCTAGACAGACGCCGTTGCCGGGGAATCTGCAAAACGGTTTGCCCCAGATGCCCCCCGCAGCCGGACCCGGATTGCCTCAGATTGGTGGCCAGGCCCCGGTGGCGCCGCCCCAGCAGCAGCCCGTGCCGCAATCTGGAGGATATGCCCCTTCTCGTGAAGAAATTGACATGGCCCCGGCAGGCGGTTTTCTGGACCGGGCCGGTGACTGGATTGCTGATGTCACCAAACACGGAGTTCATGGCAAAGACTTTAACGCAGCGCAGGAGAGGCGCGCGCAGGGGCGTCAGCAGCCGCCGGCGCAGGCTCCCGCCGCTCCAGCCAATGACGTTGTAAATCCGGGTGCCGGATTTATGGAGCGTGCAGGCGATTTTCTTTCTGATGTCCGCAATCACGGCGGCACTCCGCAATCCCTTATCGCTGCACAGCAGCAGCGCGGTACGGCTCGCGAGCAGGCCAACATGCTGTCACCAAACAGTGTGAGGCCAGAAGACATTACGACACCACCGGTCGCGACGGTCGGGCCGGTGGCGCCGGGGCCGGAGACAGTCGTGGGACCTGCCCCCGCTTCTGTCGTTACACCGGCCCCGGTTTCCGTGGCTGACCGAATTCGCGCTTCCGCCCAACCCGACACGGCCAACGCCCAGCCGATGCCGAAACCACAGATGCCGATGCCGGCCCCTACCATTGCTCCGGGTGCGCCACCAGCACCAGCCGCAGCCGCTCCAGCGCCGACATTCCCCGGCCAGGGCAGCTTCCTCGATCGGAACAAAGACGATCTGCTTAACTTCGGATTGCGCATGATGGCCGAGTCCGAGGCGCAGCCTGGGGCGGAAGTTGGACCGAGCCTACTGGGCGCGGCTGGCAGAGCAGGCCTTGGAACGCAGGAGCGTTCGGATGCGAAGAAGGCCGCAGCCGCGAAAGCCGGCCGCGAGGAAAGCCAGTTCGCTCGTGGCCTGGAACTCGACAAAAAGCAGCTTGAAGCAACCACGAACCTGAAACAGGCCACGCTGGTCCTCCAGCAGCATAATCAGAAGATGCAGAATGAAATCTCGTTGATGCGCGCAGAGCAGGCCAGAACCGGGCAGGCGATTGACGCCCAAAGTGCCCTTGCTTCGCTTGATGAGGCAGAGCAGGACGCGATCGAAACACTGCAAAAAAACTTCATGAATTCGCAAACTACGGTGACACCGCAGGAAGAGCAGGCCGCTATCGCAAAAACGCGGGCCAACTTTGCCGCGCGGCGGCAGGATATTATGAACCTGATTCAACAGTCAGGTGGAAGCGCAACTCCTGCGCAGCAAACGGCACCATCAGTCGCCCCAGCCAATTTTCCCCCACCGCCTCCTGGAAACTGGAAGCCCGTCACGTAGGAGGCGTTATTGTCTAATACTGGGGATTTCGATCCTGTTTCCGCTGGACTGCCTGTCATCGAAAACGATGGCGGGCAGCGAGCATATTATGACCCTGCTGCACCGGATAAGGGGTGGCAACCGTATCAGGCTGCGCCGAATGCTGGTGCTCCCGCTGCGGCCGCGCCTCAAGCTGCGCCGGCACAACAGAGCGTCACAACCCCTCAATACATGGAGAGCGATTCCGGTCAGCGGATCATGTTTGACCCGTTCCAGGCGGACAAGGGATGGCAACCGGCACCCGAAGGCGCAGGCCCAGCAGCGGGCGCGAGCGGCGGTGGGTTCCTGTTGCCGAACGGCATCAGCAATGACTTCGTGAAAAATTGGGTCGGACGTGAGAGCGGCCACGACTCAAAGGCTGTATCCCCGAAAGGCGCGATCGGCCTCACCCAGTTGATGCCCGGCACGGCAAAGGAACTGGGTGTCGATCCTTATGACCCGGAACAGAACCTCAAGGGCGGCATCCGATACCTTTCCCAGCAGTTGGAGAAGTTCGAGGATCCGGCTCTGGCCTTGATGGCCTACAACTGGGGTCCTACGGCCACGCAGAAGTGGGTCGACGGCGGCATGACCGGCACCGTCCCGAGGGAAACCGCGGATTACGTTGAGGCGCTGTTGCCTTCGCTGGAGAAGGGCATTGCCACCTCTCGTCAGCAGCAGCCCCAGGAGCAGCCCGAGGCCCCGGATACGGCACGTAACGACCTGGGATCGCTTGTTCCGCGGGACCCGGAAGAGTTCGCGCAATATCTCGAGCGCCACAACGACATGCAGGACTACGGCGCTTTTCGTCGTGGTGCATATTCGGCATACAAGTCGTTTCATGGGTTTGCTGTAACCGCCCTTGATACCGTTGTTGATGAACTCCAGCGGGCCACAGGCCAGAAAATCGGCAACGTCGATGAATGGTCGCGTAACAAGTACGAGGAGTTTTCTCGCGAGGCCACTCAATATCTTGGGTACAAGCCGACTCTCGAACAGGTTTTCGAGAGCGACGATATGCTGGCGGATTTCGGGACCTGGGCCGGCGCCAGTGTTGGACAAGCAGCAGTTTCTGCTCTTCCGACCATTCTCGCGTTCAGAATTCATCCCGCTTTAGGCATGCTTGTCCTTGGAGGAATGGGTCTGGGTGATCTCCAGGGCGCCGCCATGGATGAGATAAAGGACCCCAGAGGCGTCAACTCCATGTTGGGGGCAATCCCCTATGCGCTCATGGAGAAGTGGTTAGGCCCTGCCGCCAGAATTGGTCAGGCGCTCCATAACTTAGGTGCAAAGAAGGTTGCCGGGGAAGTTGCCGAAGAGGGAATAGACCTTCTAAAGCGTAGTTTTTGGCGGCGCCTCGCGGCTGAATATCCCAAGACAACTCTTGGTGAGGCTGGCACAGAAGGCGCGCAGACCGGGATCAGTGCCGCGAGGGTTGGCCTGGAGCAGGGCAAGTCCCTGGATGAAATCTTCACCAAAGACGTTGTGAAAGAAATGCTTGAGGCTGCCGCCGCTGGCGGCTTCGGTGCAGGACCGCTGGCAATTCCGGGCGCGATAGTTGAAGGACAAAGGCAGAATCGTCCCGCGACACCGCCTCCCCCGCCCGAAGACGACAATGTGATGCGCGGCATTGACGAAGATGCCCCGACATTCGATGGTGAGACACCCGAAGGTGATGCAGCCCCGACCGGCCAACCGGCGTTTGATCCGGATACGGGCGTTCCGATTGCTGATCCAGAGGGTGATCAGGGCGATGACGGAGGAGCCAGTGCCCCGCAGGAACCGACCGCAGCACCACCAGCAAATGAGCAAGCGCCGGAGGCACCTGCTGCGCCGGTGGCAGATGAATCTGCGACAGAGGAAAGCCCGGCACAAGGCCGCACTCCCCCTTGGCAACCGTTCGCCCAGTCCCGAGAAGAGCGGCTAGAGCAGCTTAAAGAAGAAGAAACCCCGCTTCTCGCGCAGGATCGCGACCAGTCCCAGGAAACCCCCCAGGAAGTGCGGCAGCGCCTCTCGGAGATCGGGAACGAGCGCGGGCTTGTGAATGCGTATGAGGAGCGCGAGCCTTCCGAGATCCCCGAGTTCGGCCCGGAGCAGATCAATAACGGCAAGAATGCGGCAGCAGATTTCGAGGGATCGAGCGGTCGCGTGGGCGAAGTGGTGTTCAACAACGCCCGTGGCATCGGCGCAGTCCCGTCCGCACAGAACATTGAATATGAAGGTGCCGTGGCATTCATGCCGCCTTCGGCATTCCTGGAATCGTCCCAGAACGATCCGGATATCAGTCAGCGATCGGGTGCCTTTGCGGGCCTGATCGACCGCGGCGCCACCATGGGCATGCCGTTCCTGAGTGTCGAGATGACGCCAGAGGGAATCAAGGTACGCGGGCATGAAGGCCGTGCGCGCGTGGAAGCCATTCGCAGCAAGCAGCCGAACGTCCCGATCCCGGTGGCGATCCTCCCGCTCAGCGGCATGCACGCCTCTGACATCACGCCGGAGATGATCCAGGCGATCAACAACATCACCGGTCAAGAGGGCAACGCTGTTGGTGGCCGGCCGATCTCGAAGGTCATTCATCAGGGCAAAGAGATCAACATCTCGCAGCCCAACCCGAGCACCGGGCCGGGTGCCGGGGCGTCTCCAACGGCTCCGCCGTCCTCCCCGGTTGCAGAGCCGGAGGCGCCCCAACCTGCCACGCCCGAGGCGCCGACGCCCGAAACCCCGGCCGCGCCCGAACCCACGACGCCGGAAACTCCTTCCCCTGTCACTCCAGAGGAAGAGGCTCCAGGAGGTCCGCAGGCTCCGACACCATCGGATGGGGGAACAGATACCCCGGAAGGCCCTGGAACGCGCCCAGCGGCCCCGCGTGGCCAGGATGAGGGCACAGGACGGCCGAACAACGCGCTTGCCGGTGGTGAAAACATTGATGACATCATCAATGAGTTAATGCCGAAGGAAGAGGTCTTCCGTGAAGCATGGGAGATGACCCGCGAGGAATTCCGTCAGGTCGATGATGCAACGGCGTGGAAGAAATACTATCCGGCCGTGGCCGAGCGCATCGTCAAACTTGCCGGAACCGACAAGTTGCAGGGGATCTACGACTACTACCGTGACCGGTATGACCTGCCACCAATCAAGATCAGGAAGATCAAGTCTCCGTTCTCCCCCACGGGGGTAACGCATGGGCGTGTCATCTACCGTGGCAAGGAGATCGTCGGGTTAGAGATTTCGGACACCCTCGAAGATTTTGCTCAAATCATTGTTGTTCGGCACGAGATCGAGCACATGATCGATATTGCTGCGGGCTTTAAAGCCTCGGTCGAGATCGCCGTTGATCCACACCAGACCCGCGACGGCAAGCCATATCGCAAGATCACGGCTGGCCATCACAAATACTTCGATGATTTCGAGCGCGACTATCCGCACCGGATCCTCATCCGTCAGGCTCTCGAAGAGGGCAAGCCCGTTTCCGAAGAAGTGCTCGAGGACTATCCGGACCTGGTGGCCCAGGTCGAGGAGGGCAGCGCCGATATCGAGGATATGGGCGAGTCCGGTGAATACGGCACGCCCGATGCCCCTGATAGTTTTGCACTGGCCACGTACTTCTCCCGGCTTCTCTCGAGCCGACTGGATTCTGAAAAGGCGCTGACCCGCAAGGAGATCAAGGACCTGATCACGACTTTGGTTGGTGGTGACATCGATGCGAAGACAAAGGACGAGATCCTTGAAGTGGCGAAGGTGCTTGCCGCGCGCGACGTTGTGCAGGGTGACAAGAGCGACCGGGCCAAGATGGCCACGCTGGAGACGCTGGAGGGCCTGTTGCCTGCTCTCAACACCCGCACGGATGTCAGCAGCCGGCGTCAGCAGTATTCCACGCCCCTCACGCTTGCCTATCTCGCGTCCAAGATGGCCGGGGTTGATGGCGATACCTCCGTCCTGGAGCCGACAGCCGGGAACGGCGCGCTCCTGATCGAGGCTGATCCGAAGCTGGCCTGGGCCAACGAGATCGACAGCGCACGGCGGGCCGCGCTCGAATCCATGGGCTTCGATGTCACGAATGAGGATGCAGCCGGGGTCGGCTTTGGAACCCAGGTTGATGTTGTGCTCGCCAACCCGCCGTTTGGAACGGTCGTGGGAGAAGGCGGCAGCAACACCGAGTACAACACCGAGTTCGGCTCAACGACCTCCATCGATCATGCGATTTCCGAAAATGCGTTGAAGGCGCTCAATGAAACAAACGGACGCGCCGTCCTGATCATCAAATCCCTGCGGTATGGCCGGGGCGATGGTGAGCAGAACATGGGTCCCAAGAGCGCACGTTTTACGAAGTGGCTCTATGACACCTACAAGGTGCAGGATCACTTCACGGTTTCCGGTGAACTCTACAAATCCCAGGGCGCAGCATGGCCGGTCGATGTCATCGTGATCGATCAGGGCGCGACCGACACTGTTCTTGCCTATCCCAACGGGGCACTGCCGCCGCTGGTGACCGACATCAATCAACTGAAAGGACGGATGGATGGCGCAATCCTCAACACATCCCGACGCGACGTTTCTGGCGGACGCGGACCCGCTACTGACACTGGTGGAGCCGGCACTGGAGGATCACAGCCTGGCGGCGTACCGCCAACGGGTGGAAGCCAGACTGGACGACCTGATCAACCACGCGGGGCACGACCAGGCAATGGTCCTGATACAAGACTTCCTGGACAACCCGGTCAGGACGGAACTGGCGACGATCGTGGACCAGCCGATAACCCAGTGGGGGCACCTCCTGCTACGGACGGAAACGATGACGATGGCAACGGGAATGCCGGATCCGGACAACCTGAAACGCCCAACAGCGAGACAGGTGGAACGGGCGAAGGCAATGACGCTCCAGGAGTTTCTGAGCCTGGCGGTCGAAGCAAGCCGGTAAGAAAACTCACCACAGAGGAACTGGACGATAAGCGTCGCGATGCTATCGATGATATATTGATGGCGTCGGAAGTTCATGATGCCAGGCCCAAACCCGAAGAGCAGAGCGACGACGCGGACTTCGAGGAATGGTACGCGCGGGCAATCCCGACTCTCACAAACACATATGCAGACGCATTGACGAACGGGGAGACAGCCCGGCAGTGGGTCCAGGGGATGTTGCGCGTTCTTGAGGAGAAGAACGCCACCAAGGCACAAACCCTGCGGATGGGGAAAGGTCTGAGCCGGTTCTATAGAGATGTGGAAACAGGCAAGATCGATCCGCTGGCTGACGCCGCTCTTGATGCAGCCCTTGTGGAAGACGAAGAAACAGTCGATGTGGAAGCGGAGATCGCGCGCCGCCGCAACATCCGCGAGAAGTCAGAGCACGCCAGCGACTACCAGTCGGACTACATCCCCGGCAGTGATCATCGCTCAGTTGAAACGCTTGTCCCAAAAAACCAGCAGACCGCGATCGACAGTGCCATCGAGAAGCTGATTTCCCGCCTGCGCCAAGAGCCGCGCTATCGGAAGATTGCAGACCGCGGCGCCGTGATCAGCCAGTACGTGGCTGACAAGTTGCAGATGAACAACATCTCGCGCGAGGAGTTCAAGGACCGGTTCTCGGCCGAACAGATCGACGCGCTGGCCTTCTCCCTCGTGAATGCGGACAAGGGCAAGGGCTTCATTATTGGCGACCAGACGGGCGTTGGTAAGGGCCGGGTAGTGGCCGCATCGCTGCGATACGCCCACCTGACCGGTATGCCCCCCATCTTTGTGACGGCCAAGCCCGGCCTCTACAAGGATATGTATCGCGACCTGGTGGATATCGGCTGGGACGATGCAAGGGTCTTTATCACGAATGACGGCATCACGGATTCGAATGCGATTGTGGCCCAGGACGGGACCAAGATCATGTCGCACCCGAAGTCTGACGCGATCATGACCCAGGCGATGACGCAGGGGACGCTACACGAAGATGTGGACATCATCTTCACGACCTATGACCAGTTGAAGACTGTTGATGGGAACCCGACCAAGCGCCACAACATGATGAACGGCCTGATTGAGAGTTCCTATCTCGTTCTCGATGAGTCCCACAATGCGGGCGGTACAGAAGCCGACGCCGAAAAAGAGAACATGACGGTGGGCCAGTATTTCCGCGCACTGACAATGCAGGCAAAGTCGGTTCTCTATTCGAGCGCCACCTTCGCCAAGCGCCCGCACCAGATTGGTTTGTATGGTGCGACCTCAATTTCCGAGGCCGTGCAGTCCTCAGATGCGTTGCAGGAAGCACTCAAAAAGGGTGGCGACCCGCTGTTGCAGGCCATTTCAACCCGGCTGACAGAAGACGCCGCGTACATCCGTCGCGAGAAATCCTTCAAGGGCATCGACATCCCGAACGTCGAAGTCACGATCGATCGCAATCTGGCTGAAAGCAATGCCACACTCGTCCGCAACATTTTCGAGTTTGATCAAATAATTTCAGACGCGCGGGATCGGTGGGCGAAGGAATTGCAGGGCAATCTTGGTGTTTCGGCATCAACCGCCAAGGGCGTTGGAGCAGATCACACGACATTCTCGGCCCTCATGCACAATGTTGTTGGCCAGTCTCTTCTTGCCATGAAGGCAGACCAGGCCGCGAACATGGCGGTTGAGGCCCACAAGGCCGGAGAGAAGCCCGTCATCACCGTGGCGAACACCATGGAAGCCCAGATGGCAGATTTCATGGAGCAGTCGAACCTGATGGTTGGCTCCACGATGCAGGAGACATCGTTCACGCCGGTTTATCACCGCTATCTGGGCAAGACGGTCACTTCCACATTCAGTGGTTTCAAGCCCAACCAGGTGACCGAATACGGCAAAGCCGACAAGAACGGCAAACTCCGCATTCAGATGACCGAAGACGATATGCAGCAGTTCGGAATTCTGGTTCAGTTCCAGGGCATGGAAGATCAGATCAACGCCCAGGACCTGAGTTCCATGTCTATCAGTCCGATCGATCGCATTCGTCAGATCCTCGCAGAGAACGACATATCTGTTGGAGAGATCACCGGCCGCTCGACAATGGTCGACCTGGAAACGGGAGAGATCAAAAAGCGTGTCTCGAACGAAGGCGCCAAGTCGAAAGAGATGAACAGCTTCAACGCCGGCACGCTCGATGCGCTGATCTTGAACCAGTCCGGCGCCACCGGATATTCGCTGCACGCAAGCGAGCATTACAAGGATCAGAAGCAGCGGCACATGATCATCGTGCAGGCCGAGTCTGACATCAACAATCACGTCCAGCTTCTCGGGCGCATCAACCGCACCGGTCAGGTTGTGTTGCCCAAGTACAGTGTCTTGGTCGGTGACATACCGTCCGAGAAACGCCCGGCCGCAGTCCTGGCGAAGAAGATGGGCACGCTGAACGCCAACACCACGTCTTCGCGGACCACTGCCATTTCGACAAAGGATGATGAGGTCGATTTCTTCAACGTCATCGGCTACCAGGCGGCGCAGGAACTTATGGCGAACTATCCGGCGCTCCCGGTCTTCCTGGGAATCGCCAGGAACACCACCGGCGAAGCACTTCTGAAAAAGCTGACAGGCCGCGCCGCCTTGCTTTCGGTTGATCACGATATGGCCCTGGCCGGCGATGCCATACTGCCATCCCAGACCACGCTGTATCGGGAGTTGACCGACTCCTTTAAGGCAATCCTGGACCAGGAGTTGGCGATGGGGAACAACCCCCTGGAAGCTGACTTCAAAAACCTGAATGCCAAGCTGTTGAGCCGGGGCACACTCGTTGCCGCGACTGACGGTGACAGTGCGTTTAACGAGGCGGCGTATCTCGACAAGGTTGAGATTGACCAGGTGGTCAAGCCGATGACCCAGGAGCAATATCTTGAGTATGTTGCATCTCGCCTCGAGGGCCGGCTTCCCCCATACGAATTGACATCGGATGAAGCCCGCATGGACGATGATGGAGGCCCGGCAGTCGGCCCCGTCCCGGCCAGTGTGGCGAGAGAGATCCAAGCCGTCCGCCGTGCTGGGAAGCTACAACAGCGCGCCGTGCTCGAGTCCATTGGTCGGCGGGAGCAGATGTATCAGCGGCCCATGGAAGCGTCCCTCAAGGATCTCGAGGCCGCGTTTGAAAAGGCCGACGACAACGACAAGCCGAAACTTCGCGCGAAAATTGTGGTCATGCAGAACAGGCTCCAGAGCCGCGCGTTGCTGTATGAAAGAATTGCGGAGCAGATTCGGAGCACTCCGATCGGCAGCAGTGTTCGTCTGTCCACCAAAAGGGGGGACGGCTCCGATCAAATGGTCCGTGGCTTGGTTGCCGGCCTGAAATACGACACATCCCGCAAGGACCCGCTGTCTCTCGGCGCCTTGTCTTATGAGTTCGCGGTTGCGGATGGTGAGTCGCGCTCGATGAATGTCCGCTTCACCCAGATCGTGAACCCGCTTGGGGTTGATGGAAACGAACAGACCCCATCCGAGTTCAGGCAGGTCCGCGGGATGCCTTATGAGAAAATGGTCGACCTGATGGAAAGCAACCAGCGCGCCCGCCGCGTGAACCGCTGGATGATCAATGGCAACATCCTCCCCGGCTTTGCTCTCCTGAAAAAGGGTGCGATCACCTATTACTCGACACACGATGGCGGTGTGAACATGGGCGTTCTCCTGCCCACAGACTTCGACGCCAACGACCTTTCTGGATTGCCGGTTGGCTTCTCGACGCCGGAGCAGATCGTCAGATACCTCAAAGAGGAAGCCCTCTACGGCTACGCCAACTCGACCGATGAGGTCGTCCAGTTGAAGCGCGACAGTGATCAGTCCTGGATCATTCAGGTGCGGGCGCAGAAATCAAAGCCTGTGTTGAACTCCCCGGAAGTTCTGCGCGCCCTGCGGACAGACCCGGCCAATGACGAAGAGGTCGTATTCAAATACAAAAAGGAAGGTGGCCGCGTCTATTGGGTCAAGAAACTTCCCTACACCGAAGAGGGGAAGTTCCTCGATGCCGTGACGGCCATAATGGAAACGGTGGGCAAAGGGTTCCAGACGGATTCGGCTCCGACCCTGGAGACGGCGCGAAGGATCACCGGGACCCCGGACGCTTCCAACCAGGTTGAGGGCGGCGCTCTCGAAAGCCTCGATGATCCGCAGCCCTCCGAATCCAGATCGGAAGTGACCCGGCCGGCCTATACCGAGAAGTATGAGGGTGAGCGCGGTGAGATTGCCACGCGCATCAAGGATATCCTGAGAAAGATCGCACCCGGCGCCCGTATGCGCATGGTTGACGAACTGTTCTCTCGCGCGAATCCCAACCGTCAGATCAAGGGACAGTATGACCCGACCGAGAACATGATCTCGGTGGCCCTAAACTACGACAACCCGGAGAACACTCTGCGCCATGAGGCGCTTCACGCGCTTCGCCAGTTGGGCATGTTCACAAACCGTGAATGGCTTGTGCTCGAGCAGAAGGCGAAGGATACGTGGATGTCCAAGTACGACATCGCGCGGCGCTATCCGGATCTCAATGGTCGCCAGCAGCAGGAAGAAGCGATCGCCCAGGCCTTCGCGGACTACCGCGGCGGCACGAAGTATCCCCCTGGGTTCCGCAGCATCTTCGACAAGATCGCGACGTTCCTGCGCCGCCTGGCAAATACGTTGAGCGGCATGGGTTACAGTCGTGTTGACGACATCTTCGCTCATGTCGAGGGCGGTACGATTGGCCAGCGCCGGGCAAAACCCCTCTCGAACACCCAGACCCTGGAGCAGGTCAGCGAAGAGGTCGCCAACAGCCTGTCAGCAGAACAGCTTGCCGCGATCCGCGCGATGGAAGGAAAGATCGGACGCCCGAAACTCTCCATTGGTGAGCGTTTCAAGGAGATGATCTCAACCGACCTGATGCGCCGCATGCGTCAGGCCTGGCTCGATGATCTTGATTCGCTCGCCGTCTACGAGCGCCTGGCGAATTCCGGAAAGCTGTTCTCCGATGCGCGCTCCGCCTACAAGCTGAGTCGACTGACGCGCGGCATCAAT